CCTTACGTTTAGCTTTATCCCGCCCTCTTTCAGCGGTTTGTACAATCCTATCGGATTTAACATTCGCCTGTGTAGTAATACCTACCCGTGCAACTTCTGCTTGAGCTTTATTAGCAGCTATCTTTTCTGCGGAACGACGTTTAGCCGCATTAGTAACGATCTTCCCCATATCAGGAGCGTTACGTCTGTTAGCAGCATGTATACGAATAAAATCATCAGCAACTGCTTTACCAGCTCTAGAGAAATCACTAGATGATCCAATACTGTTGAAATTCATATCACACTTGAGAGCATTATCTCTATTCTATAAGTCGCTTAAAATATAGAATAGATATATTACGCGATTAGCAGATGGCTAAACAGAAAGCTGATACTGGTAACTTTAATTTCGGCCAGATAATGAACGACTTCTATAACACGGAGTATGAGGCTGATAGTGATGCTGGACTGCAAAAGCAAGCCTTCCAAGGCAACCTTGTTCAGTCAATGTTCGACAACCAAATGGCAATGGGGTTGGCTGAATTTAACAAAGGAGTTGCTCAAAGTAATATGACGCACCAGGCTGACCTGGAGCAGCGGAACCAATCCGCGTTGATGAAAGAGGAGTTCAACTATGGAATGCAGAGCATGGAAGCTCAGTTCCAATACAAGAACCAGTTTGCCAATGCACAGCATGACCGTGATCTGGGAATGGTTAGTGCTGTAGGACAACAAGATCGACTTAATATCCAAAGTCAAGGTCAACAAGATCGCCTTGGATATATCGTTCAAGGTGAACAGGCAAGGTTGAATGATAAGCAGAATAATACTTCTAAGGAAAAGATTGCATCAGGTCGCTACGATGCTGATAAATATGTACAAGATTCAGCAAGCGAAGCTAGTAAAGATGTTGCCAAGACCGATGCAGGAGCAAGAACAGATGTTGCTGATACGCAACGTGAATCAGCGAAGGAAACAACTAAGATGACGACGGATGCTGAGAAGTACGCAGCAGATGCCGCTAAGGAATCTTCTAAGTACGGTTCAGACAAAACCGTTGAAGTTGCAAAGGTTGGTGCTCAAGGCACGATTGATAACACTAAAGAGACCGGTACTCAGACACGTCTTACCCAGGACAACGAGACCCGTAACAAAGCTAAGGATCGGGCAAACATGCATATGTATGCACGTAATACAGCGAGGGCATTCTGATGACAACTAAAACAGAAACAGGTAAGGTATATCTCAACTATGTTGAGCAATGGCTAGATACGTTGCCAGCTGCAGACACTGAGGAGTTCAGAGAATTTTGTGACGTAACTCCTTCCATCATTGAGATTTGGGTATATGCAGGTATCTTCGGATATCCAGGCACATTCACTGATCTCAGTCGATGGGTCAAAATGAAGTATAAGAAGCTAGATCGCCGTGGAATTCTTAACAGTGAGATTAGTGCCCTGCACTCTGACATTCAAGAACTACGAATGGCAATCACATCCGGGGAGGTCAAAGGAGATAACGGTGCTGCAAGGCTGGCAGGCTTAGAAAAAGAGCTGCGTTCTCACATTGAAACATCCGAAAGGATCAATAAGTCTACTGATAAACGGGGACTAGTCCTTGCCGGAGCCGACCGAGTAATGCGGGAACTTACTCAAATTTTTAAAGATGACCCGCAATTTGCTGAACCAATGGAAAACGCAATTAATGCGGTCTGGGCAAAACTCTATAGCGAGCTAACCAATGCGTGATCTTGACATTACACTTGAGGATCTAGGTGCATCAATACCTGACACAAGCGTTGAACGTTTGCGTCTCCAAGGAACAATGCTCAAACGCCTGCCATCTATACCAGGTGTGAGTGTTGATAGTTTCTTTATGTCGGACAGGGCAGAAGAAGCAGCAGCTATTGCAGCAGCTATAGGCATTGCATACGAAGAAGATAGACGACGTGCAATAATCATGCGTGCAAAGCAACGTGCAGAAGAACGGCTAGCAATGCTTTATGCAATGGGGAAGATTTAGTAGCTACACTAAAGATAAAGATTAGGGTATGGCTGTTGCAAGTTCATCGTTAGCATTCAAGAGAGCGGCATTGATGACCGCTACAAAAGTAACAACAAAACCACCTTCAGAGGAGGTATTAAAAGCTAGAGACGACTTCTACGATTTCTGTGTATTTATGGGCAAGACGCCTGCAAAACACATGATGGAATGGCACAACGAATTATGCACAGGAGAAGATAGTGAATGTCTATTAGGTATCGGCGGACCAAACACATCGATCCTCGCACCACGGGGATCTGCGAAAAGCACTGTCCTTGGTTTGTTCGCTGCTTGGATGATTGGGAGACATGCAGCTGCCAAGAAAATGCTGCGCATTCTGTACATCGCATACATGGTTGACATTAGTCGTGCAAAGTCCGCAACGATTAAAGGTATCCTTCAAAGCAACAAATACAGAGAAGTCTTTCCTATGGTGAGACTATCGAAGATAAAACGAAGCGATGAATACTGGAGTATTGACTATGACTTTGCGGGAATTGATACAGCAGGTGAGGAAGCATTCACCATTGCATGTGGTGGTCTCAAGGGCGCTATTACCTCAAAGCGATCTCAGCTCGTTCTTATCGATGACCCTATTAAATCCGCTGCGTCAATCAACAATCCTGACATTAGACGTGAGATGGAACAGACGTGGTCCAACGTCATTGCACCTACTATGTTCCAGGGAGCAAGAGCTATTTGCCTGGGTACGCGGTTCCACTTTGACGATGTCCACCAAACCTTGTTTGTTCCCAAGAACAACTGGAGACAGATTATTCAACAAGCGGTCATAACAGACGCTGACGGAAGACAACGTAGTTATTGGCCGGAGTTCTGGTCAATGAAATATCTAAATGAACGTAAGGCAGAGGATCGTGTTGCATTTGCATATCAGTATCTGAACACTGCCGTTCGTAACGCAGACGTTGGTATCTCACCTGAGCTAATCGTAAAATCAGAAGTACCAGAAGAATACGATTGTCTAGGTGTAGGAATTGACTTGTCTGCTGGTCTATCACAAAAGAATGACTGGACAGTATTTACTCTCGGTGGAATTAAGGATGGAAAGATCTATCTGATTGACCAGCGTCGTGAACGAACGATGGGCAACATTCAGAAGATGGACACACTATGCGAAATGCTGTGTGATTGGAATATTCTTATAGAGAATGACGAAGGTCAATTCTTCCCAACTATGTCACCGTGCATGGTATGGCCTGAAGCAGTTGCATATCAAACATCATTTGAAGGAGACTTCAGACGAATAATGCATGAGAACCGTGCTCTCTATAACTTGACTGTTAGTCCAGTAAAAGGTTTCAAAGGTGACAAATTAGCTCGACTGCGCGGCGTGCTTGGATTGTATGAAACTAAAAAGGTTGTCTGGAATAAATGGCGTAAGTGGGATGTACTAGAAGAAGAACTATTGAACTTCGGTCACTCTCAACATGATGACGCAGTTGACAGCATGGTACTAACAATGGGAGGACTATTGAGACGAGGAAGTTTGCAATTAGACTACAATAGTGACAGCTTTGATTTATAAATAGCAAAATGGCTGGATCTAACGGCACACGTATGGCAGGTGAAGAGCTGTCCAAGAGAGATCAGCGTGAACGTGCACGAGAACGTATTGGTAATGATCCAGAGCGTTTGGCAGAAAGGCTGTCTGGAATTGATCGAGAAGCTTATGACTTCGAGGGATATTCTGATAAAGAAATCAATATGGCAATGCAAGGCGGAACGTTCGATGAGAACGACTATGCACGTCTAACAGGCACATCTGTCGATGATGGTGGTGGAGACGATGATGGTGGTGGAGATGATAGTGGTGGCGGTGGCGGTGATGATGGTGGTGGTGGAGGTGGTGGTGGTGGAACCACTCCGACCCCGACACCTAGCCCAGAAGAAGATCCTGGACAAAGGATCACTCCCATCGTAGGCATTGGTGGAGGAAGCCCAACGCAGAATATTAATCAAGATAATGACATCAATACCAATATCAACGGTGATGGCAACACTGTCAATAATGATCAAGACAACTCTATTAGTCAGTATGGTGGCAGTGGATCCTGGAAGAATGCTTGGATGAAGGATTACTTTAGCTGAGGATAGTCATGGCAAATAACAAACAAAATAAAAAACGCCAAGCACGGGCTGAAGATTTTAAAAATCAAAAAATTCAGTCTGCCAAGGACTTTAACTTTGACCAGCACAACAGAAAAGGAGTAGAAGGTACTCATATCTCAGGTCAAGAAGTCCAACACCTGAGGTCAACGCATAAGAAGAATGGTGGTACTGGAAACTTCCGAGATACCTATGCTGTTCTACAAGCACAGAAAGATGCTGGTGCAACGTTCGGTAAAAAGGCTCAAAGGCAGTTTGACCGAATGGGTGAACGGATGGAAAGGCTGGATGCCCGTAAAGCCGCAAGAGAAAAGGCAAAAGCTGCTCAATCCACTCCCCCTGCCGATCAAGAGCAAGATACGAATACCCCTGCCGTAGAGCCTGATACACAGAATATTACTCTGGATCAGGAAGGAACGACTGGTAATCAAACACAGCAGAACGATACTGATATCACAAACACTCAAGAGCAGAACGTAAATCAAGATAATGATATTACGACTAACATTGACGGCAACAATAATCACGTAGTTAACAACCAAGACAACTCTATCCGTCAATACGGTGGAGATAACCGCAGCTTAGTAATCAATAGTCAAGGATCTGGTAGTGTTGCTGGAGCACTTGATGGTGTTGGTACAGCTGGAACCCTTGCTGGTCTCTGGGATGCAGACGATAGTGCAGGTGCAACTGCTGCTCGTCTTGATATGCATCAGACAATGAATAGAGATGCACAGAAGAAGTACGCAAATACTTCTCATATTGCACAAGGTGCTATCCATCGTGCAGGACAGAATAGCCAAATTAATACCGCTGCTCTTGATGCGCGAGTTCGTGGTCGTGAGCAGAACTCTTATGACCGAGCTGCTCTTATGAGTAAGAGCCTATGGGGTGATCTGGCTAACATGAATTTCAATTGGACACCTAATAAACCAGCTGAAAAGGTAGAGCAACCTGACTTCGACGAACTGACTGATAAGCATACAGATTTCTAAATCGGTAGACTAGAAGGAAAAGAAAGTTAGCAATGAAGACACAACAAGATAGCGGTTTCCAACAAATACTTTTGGCTGCTAAGCAGCGTCGTGGAGACTTAGCTGTTGACACGATGATTGTGTCTTCCCATCTAGCTCAGATGCGGATGTTCATGCTGCGGCGTGGTATTGAATTTTACGCAGATCAAGATAGCTACGGTGCTCGTAAAGACTTCATTGCAAAAGTCTGTGAGCACAACATGCTCGACATGAAGCTCGATAGTATTGTTGATTACTTCCTGTGTGACGGGCAAGGTCTTTTCTACTTCCGTCCTTCAGGTGATGAATACCAGCTGCTGTACTTCTCTAAAGACAACTACCGCTGCTTTAGAGGACAAGATGGACAAATCAATAATGTCATCCTGACCTATAGCTTTAATGTTCAAGAGGATAGATCATTCGATGCATTTGCACAGGATCCAAACAAACCAGGCAAGAAAAAATATATTCGTCTGAACGTATTTAAAGATCGTATTGAACAGACAATCTCAGACGAGAAGATTGAGTTTGAAAACAGCATGGGTCAAATGCCCATGACACAGCCAGGTTCAACAGAAACACTTACCAACAGCTTGGGCTTCATTCCTGCTGTAGAAGTGTTCAACTACATGGACTGCACCGGAGAAGCTACGGGTAACGGTGAATTTGAGTGGCTTGAGAACCAGATCATGTATCACGATGAGCTGGTCAAGAACGTTCGTAAAAACCTCAAGTTCTTTGGCAATCCTACGTTGATCTCAAGTCGTCCTAAGCATGACATCATTGAGAGCGGTGAAGAGAATAGCTTCCGTCCCACCATCAGCTCCCAGGCAGGCTTCACAGCCATGGGAAGAGCTAGCACTAGGGTTAGTGAACCATTTGGTGGTGCTTCTGCCCTAGACGGTCAAATCAAAGTGCCTAGGGTTATTGCAAACCTAGAAGCAACTGATCGTATTAGTTACCTCACACCTGACAGTGTCAGTGGTGACCAGAACATGTATGTCAAGCAATATCGTCAAGAGATCCGTTTGGCTCTTGGTGGTGTTGATGACCTTGACATTCAAGCAGCATCTACTGCTTATGAGATCAAGACAGTTTATGGTCGTGTCGCCGCAACAGCTGAAAAGAAATGCCGTGCTCTATTTACGTACGGCCTCTGC